ACCCGTTGGGCGGCTTCGACCGCAAGTTCCTCATTGCCGGTACGCGCTGCTTGTCGCAGTTGTGCTTCAGCCTCTTCCCGAGCCCGACGACGCGCCTCTTCGATCGCGGCGTCGGCAGCTTGACCCGTCCTCTTGAGACGGTCTTTCAAGTTGTCGATCTTTTTGGCTGTGGTTTCGAGGAACTCATCCGCCTCAACCCAGCTTGAGGGTTCTCGCGTCCATTCCTCTAGAGGGACCCACCCCATTCGCCTTGCGACGGAGCGAGCAACATCCAATTCGCTTTGTGCAATCGGACCTCTGCGAGAGGATTGACTTGAAGTTGTGTCTTCGTCAAGGGTCTCTTCAATATGTGGTGACACTTCGTCAATGGGCTCTTCGGAACCGACGAGTGTTTCCTTGGCTCTGTAGCGCTCAGGCCGGGGCATTTGTCGCCTCCTCAATGATGCCTGAGATGTCCTTGTCCTTGACGATCCGGTAGGTCCGACCGTCCTGCCCCTCAAAGGTCGCACCAGCATAGCGGGCAAACCACACGATATCGCCCACCTGGGGAGGGGCCGAGCCGTCCGGCCAGCGATCATAATTGAAGGCAACCGGGGAGACCCGGATGATGCGACCCACTTGTTGGGCATCGCTCATGCGCTCGCGGGTTTCATCGGCGATATGGATGGAGCCAACCTTTTCCGGCATTTCGGCAGGGGCTATCACCACATTGTATTCGGTCGGGCGAAAACCCGGGTTGCAGATTTCCAGAACCGGAACGTCGGAGAGCTTCACGTCTCCGATCTTGCCAAGGACAGGAATACCCACGGCACCGCGGAACGGCATGGGGCTCGTGGGGCCAATGGGGTTCTTAGTCTTCAAGGATTGCGACATAATCATCTCTCGTGGAAAGGGCGAATGAACGGTAGGCTTCGGCCAGAGCCTTGTAACGGGCCAAGGTGCGGGGATCGCAGTCTTCGTTGTTCCAACTGATGGAGGACCATTCCTTCTGGAAGCGGTCTCCAAGCTCGTTCATGGCGGTCGCCACATATCCCGTCACGGGATGGCGGCACCATGCACTGAACTCTTCATAGGTGGGTACGAACGTAAACGCCGTGGGTTCGGGGGTTGCCCCCTTGAACCTGTCATCCGCTGATGGCCGCGCTTGGCGGTTTATTGTCACTGCTCGCTCCTTCCGTTGGGGTCATTAAGCCCCCGTTGAGAAGCTCCTCGGATTTTCCGTGAAGCTCATGGGTATCCACTGCTGCCAAGCCGACCTCTCTCAGAGTTCTGGCGTGGTTCAACGTGCCTTCCGCTTTAGCCTTGATGGCTTGAGCCATCTTGAGTCCTGCCGCGGCTTGGGTCTCCTGGATCTTGGCTTGCGCCATACCGGCTTGCATGGGGTTCGGTGGCACATCCGCGACAAGCCTTTCGGGACGGTCGATGTCCATCACGTCAAGGGCATCCAGGATAAGGGTCTGGGCCGGTTGCGGCTGGAGCATACCCGCAGCCTGACCCACCGGGCTTTCAGCCATCTGGATCAACGTCTGGATGCGGCTAATCTTCTGCATCTTGGTCACGACGGATGGGTCGGCCACAGGCTGGATGTCGGTTCCGTCTCCAGCAAAATCCTCATCGAAGTTCCCTCCGGTAAGCTCGTGATACTGGAACTTGTCCTCGTCCGTCGCGTACCGCTTCATGGTCTTGTAGAGGATCCGGAACTCATCCCGGAAGCCCCGATAGACCCGCTTGTAGATGGAGGAAAACACCTGGAGGGCCTGATTTTGCAAGGCCAAGGTTGTTCCGACAGGAGCCGTGGTGGCCCCGTCTCCGGTGATGACATCTTTGATCGAAGCGATGTCCTTGGCCGCTCCCAGAAGAAGTTCCAGAAGTTGCATGGTCACCCCGGACGGGTGGGGCACGGTTCGCTCATAGATGGCAGCGCGAACATCGGCCCCTGGGGTGGAAACCGTCTGATATTCACCTGGTCGAAACCAGATGGAACCACCTTGTCCAGAGCCTGTAAGTCTCAGATTTGACCCGATAAATCCACCTCCGGCAATCTCTGCGTTACCGGCGTCCATCAGTTGATTGATGGAAGTGTCGATCGAGTCCGTGATAGATTCCAAAAGCCTAGCAAAACCAGTGGCATAGAAGCCACCCCGGGGGTCAGGAAGGAACTTGAAGTCGGCAAACGGCATATCCCGGTCGATGCGGATGATGCGCCTGTCCTTCTGATTTATAACCACATCCTCAAGCCCATAGGCTGGCTGGAGGGAGAGGACCTGCTGGGTCTCTACGTCAACAGTGACAATATAAGGTTCCGGAAGCCCGTCGCCATCAAGATCTTCCAGACGGTGCTGTTCCAGAACCAGACGAGGAGTCTCAGGATCAGCGCCCATAGCAGGAAGTTCAACAGAACGGAACCGACCAGAGCGTTGCGCCTGTTCAATCTCGTAAGGATAGAGATCAAAGTCATGGGTGATCCGTGGGCACCGATAGATTGACTTCGTTCCGGCATGAACCGTGAGCCTCAAGGGGGCCACATAGTCCGAACAGAACCCTTCATCTCCCCGATAGATCTTCTTGAACCCGCTTCCCGTGATGGGGAGTTGGTTCAGCATCAGATCGGTCTCGCCTTCCCAATCTTCCATCTTGTAGAAGATCGTCCAGTTCATGTAGTGGGCAACTCTTTCCCCCCGAGCATTCTTTGCCCGGGCAGCAAGTTCCGCCATGTTCTGTTCCTGCTGATCCTGCTGCATGGCCTGTTGCGAGGCTTGGGCGTCCTGCGGATCGGTAGGCTTGGGACCAAGGTTTGCAATTTCACCTGGAGAGGGGCTCTTGGAAGGCGGATTGAACACCTTCACGCCTACGGCCTTGTCGCCCTTGACCAGTTCCGGATAGGCCCGGGCTGCCCATTGCTGAGAGGCTTGGGTCAGGATCGGATAGTGGATGTCTGAAGCCCCATCCCAAGGGTAGTTCTTTTCGTCGTCGTCGTCGGTATCCTGGGATGCAAGATTTAGGCCACGGTTGGCTGTGTCTCGCCACTTTTCATTGGATCCGAGGTCTGTTCGCCATTCGCGGACCGCATTGACCCCGATTTCCTGGATCTGACCTTCGGAGAGGAGATCGGAGATATCTCCACCAGCAGCGATAAAGGATTGCAGCAGTTCGATCTGCGCTTCAAAATCTTCCGATCGGTCTTGGGTATCGTCGGTGAACATGGGGATCTGGCCGGTCTTGACCGGCATCCCATTGGGGATCTTGGCCTCCGGTTCGGGGAGGGGGCGACGTTGCACCGTCTTCATGCTGACCGACTTGGGCTCTCTCACGTCTTGCAATCCCACTTTCTGAGAGCCAACAGCTTTCGGGTTGGCCGTCCCTTGTCGTCATGGAGCGCACCCTTCATGCCGCCCATGCGAGCACAAAAGCTCTTTCGGCGGTTGGCGCTCTTTTCGGAGTGCTTGGCTTCTGCCGCACTCACCGGAGGCTTTATATTGTGTCCCTCCGCTTTCAAAGAGGCACGGCCTTTGGCATTCAAGCCACCTTGGGGATTTTTCCCCTCTTTCCGGGTCCAGGCACCGCTCATCGCTTCTTCGCCTTTTTGGCTGCTCGCATATTAGCTACCAGAGAGGGGTAGACCTCGCCCTTGGCCTTGGCTTCCCGCTTTGCCATTGCCTTGGCTTTCGGGGAAAGATGCTTCGGCTTGCTTACGGACTTCGGCCTTGGCTTTTCCCAGACCGGTTTTGTCATGGGGTGGGCGGGGTTGGTGCTTCGGCCCATTCACCGCACCAATCATCCGAGCTCACCGAGGGCCACACGGCGGTAAAACCATTCATGGAAGTTTGGCTCGCCGGGATGGGGCTTGGCGCACCACATCGACATTGACCAGCCTTGTCTGGCTGTGAAAACCAGAACTTGCAGTTATAGCAAGCGGGTGTCGTCATTGCTCATGCTCCACAGGATCAGGCAAATTACGAGAAACAGGACAAGGCAAATCACGAGGTTTAGAATTGGAAAGCCGGGCATGGGCAACAGACCCTGCGGTTATGCGGCTTTGGCGTTTTGCCCGAAGGACGGTACAATAGTTACCAGCCTTCATAGTCCTTGCCGCCTTTGAAACTTCCATCGTCATAGATGCGCTTGCCTTTTGCAACCGTCTTTTCAAGATCGGGCTTTTCGTTGCACATCCAGGGGAACCGCGGCGGCCCCTTTTCACTCATGGTCTTGGCGTGATGGATTTCCTTCAAGGACCGCTTTTCGGGCTCGGCAAAAATGCTCTTGCGGATCTTGGGTTCGTACCCGTCCTTCTTGAACTGCTCCTCGCTGGCGCTCTGGGTCATGCGGACCTCGTGCGAAGCCACATGAATGGAGACACGCTGGACCGTCTTGTGCTTTTCACCGCGTTTTTGCATGTCAATACCCTGTCCTGCGGGATGATCGTCTTGTCATTGTAGGCTGATTTTGGGACTGTGCATATTGGGAATAAGGCACTGCAAAAGTCAGTGCCGCCGCATCTCCAAGGTCCGGAGACGCGCCAATGCGTTTCTTAATCGAGTCCTTCTCTTCGAGAACGAGAGCGTTACCAGTGTTATACCGGGTTTGCCCTTGTCCCCACTGTGCCGCACACAGATCACCTTGCAGTCCGTCGTCGTCTGGAACCTGAACACCGCCTTCTGACTGAAACCAGTGCCGCATCGTATCGTACATTTCGGCTCGGCGGTTGGCATAGAGTTTATCCCCTGTAGGCCCTTGGGTTACTGGAGAAGACCCGAAGTTGACGGCATTGATACACCAGTCGTAACCTCGGTCCATGAGGATATCGTAAACTCCTGCCCCGTTGGACCCAACGTCAATATTAACGAGATCGGGTCTAATTCGGTCGATCCAGGAGGCGACCATTGAGGCAACATGAGTAACTGAACCGCCAGGGTCCATGCGTTCGCAAACTCGTTCGCCCATTCTTCGGCCACATCGGTCAATAATCCCAACCTTATCGCCCGATCGCGCAGGGTCAACTCCAAGGATAATTGGGCCTCTTCCAATGATCGTCTCCTCTGGCCTTCGGGCTTTGAGCACCATGGCTGCTGGTATGAACGTGTTGCCGCTGGACTGAAACGCCTCATCAAACGTAGCCGGAAACTCCTGTCTGAACTTCCAGCAGGGTTTGTTTTCGTCCTCCGAGATAGACGTGGCCATTTCCCGGTTTTTGAGCCACGCCCAATAGAGCTGTTCCCACGTCAGCCCATGGGCTCTGCCATATTCGTACCAATCCTCAGAGGGCTCAAACGAAGACGGGCAAGGCGTCTGATAGTCCTCTCCCCAGAACCACGGAAGAAAGATCGGCTCAAACTGGCTATCGCCCCGGATGGCCGCCATGGCTGTTCGGTGGAAGAGATTTCCGATACCATCAGCCGTACTCTCCAGAATGACTTCGGTTCCATCCACATCACCCACGGCCTGTAGGGATGCAGACACATGGCTTTCAGCATTGGGCCAGAAGGCCACTTCTGAGCCATGAAAAAGCTGGATCGTGTTTCCTCGACCTACCTCTCGGGACCCGGCGGTGGCCACCTGGTAACCACAATCGTTATGAGCAAAGCGGAGTTCCTTGGCATTACCGGCCGTCAAGGGGGGTTTGCCATGCACCGCATGAAGCTGATGGAACCGCTTGGCCATCCCAAAGAGGTTGTTTGTAGCATCATCCTGGTGTGTGAGGATGAAGGCCCTCAAGGCCCTCCGAGCCTTCCATAGCCTGTGGTAGAACCTCCCCTGGATATAGGTAGAAGCCCCAAGCTGGCGTCCCTTCACAATGATGGCCCTGACCTTGCCCTTGGTCTTCCTTTGCTCCTCCAGCTTCTCATGCAGGAACATCTGAGCCCGGTTCAGCTTGAAAGGCAGCACATCCCCCGTCTTGGTTCTGACCCTGAGCGCCTGACCAGAAAAGTACGGGTAGTCACTGGAGAGCTTCTTCAGCGCCTCCACCTCAAGCGGAGATAACTCAGCAAGGCTCACAGAAAGATCCTCTTCACCCAGTTCGGGATCCTGGAAAGGTCCGCCCGCATATCCAGATTGAGCCCATAGAGCCTGACATTTTCAGCCTCCAGATACTCCACATCCTTCCGCAGCCGCTCAATCAACGCCCGCGTCTCCGTGGGCAAGTCCGTCAAGGGCTTCATCATCCCATCTCCTCCCACTCAAACCCACATTTAACCATCGGGTCCCATCCGTCAAACAGCCCCAAAAAGCCGGGGGTAGGTCCTAAAACACCCTCCACCCCCTTTATTACCAGCGATAATAAACCATAGGGCGGTATAAACCCGGGGATTTGGGAGACATGCGTTTCGTTATGTTCGCGGGAAAGTAAAGTGAGGTGTGAAGTGAGGTGTGAAGTGTGAGGGATGGGACCCGCTTTCGCTCTCAATCTAACCCTATAAGGGTTGGTAGGGAGGGGTAGGTCAAGATTATAGGACAGGACAGAATGGAAGGAAGATTGAAGACGAAATAAACCCTAGACCTCAGTCCCATTGCCTTAGTCGTTCCCCTTCCTGCTACCCTCTCGCCCAGTCATAGCGTGGTAGCGGGGCCAGCCAAGACTTGCCTAGTCGTCGCCCAATTCCATCAGAGCCCGCAGTACAGTCACGTTTACATCGTGCGATACTTCGGCCTTGTCGCTCTGGCCGAGCTCATTCTTGCCCAGCCATATCATCATAGGCACCGAGCCCTCATCAACCGCAGCCCGCCATTGAGCCCGCCGCAGACTGACCTTGCCGTCGCCCCGTTCTGCGTCAAGTACCTCAGAAACCACGGGATTTTGGGCTTTGAAGCGAATAAACGTTTCCTCCGAGACCCGCAGGGCAGACGCTATTTCCTTGTTTGTCGCGTTGATCCTGGCAAGATCAGCTATGCGCTGGAGCGTCACCGGATCAGGTAGCAGCGCCCCGCGATAGCCATAACTCGGGTTGCTTTTCTCTAGTACCGCCATCACCTCAGGCGTGGCAGCGACAACCCGTATTCCCTTCAATGCCTTAGCTCTCGTCGCCTTGGCCTTTCGTTGCGCCGCTTGATATGTGGCCGAGGGTTTGCCCTTCTCAGGCTTAGAGCTTGGCATCTTCTAGCACCTCAGTCAGACCGTCGGGAGGCAGCACACCAGACAGGAAGAGATCAAGGCAGACTGAGACGGGGCCGGATATCACTGTTTTTCCCCTCTCATAGTCTCGCATGGATTGCCCTACGTCAGACCCGGCGAGGCGCAGAGCCCGCCCCAGTTCATCCCAGGAGACATTTCGACCCAGGCCCCACATTTCGCCGAGCACTTGCCGAGCTTCCCAAATCTCTCGACCATCCATCAGTCATCCCACCGTATCGGCTCAGGTTCCCAGCCATTACCAGACGCCGCCAGATCATCCGTCACCACGTCACCCAGCGCGGCCGAGATATTGGCTTGAAGAACCTTCCAGGTCTCCGACTTGCGATCAATACCAGCCAGGAGGTCCCGCTGTTCCCCGCCGACCATAACGAACAGGCTGGAGACTTCCACCAGCTCCACCTCTGGAGCGTCGCCCGGATGATCCCACGTCGCCTTGGATCCGGGGAGATATTCGCCCTCACCCAGGAAGCCCACTTCCACCCAACTGATAGCCGTTACAATCATTTCAGAACCCCTAGGGCGCAGCCCTTGTTATTGATATTATAGAAGAAACCCGCGAAGGCAAGGGGGCCGAAGCCCCCGCCCGATTAGCCCAGCGTCATGAACCCTTGCCAGCTATAGCGGCAGATATTGCCGTCAGTGATATTCGATTGCGGAAACACCGCCGTGAACCGCCCCGCGCGATTGCAAACCACCAAATACCGATCCTGCGCGAAACCCAGCTTTTCCAGCGCCGCCAGCAGATTGGCTTCCGTCTTGTAGTTTTTGCAGTTTTCGATGTCCATTTTCGTGTTCCTCGCTTGGGGCGCCGCCCCGTTCTTGATGATTTATATTCGCACACCCCGCCTAAACAGTCAACACTTATTTTCAACTAAATAGTTCTCAAAGTGGACTAGTTCGGAGCGTATGCGCTTTCAATCGGCTTCCCCGTCTGGCAGCAGATCAGGTCCGGATCTTCCCAATTCACATCGACAGACGCCACGCCCCAGCCCGACCGGCGGTCTTGATCCAAATGCGCCCGCACTATGTGGCACCAGTTCGCCCGGGCACCGTCAATGCTCATCGCGTCCCCGTCACACATCACCAGGAACAGGGGATAACCGCCGGGCCATGCATACCGCTCCCGCAGGGCTTGCTTCACGTCTGACAAATTAAGCATTGGCAGCCCCCAGCTTCTCCCGCAGAAGATCATTCGACCGATTAATCCACCGTTCCCGCGCTTGATCGCCCGCCGCATTGCTCAGGATCGCCCGCTCTAAAAACCGATCCACACATTCGATAAACGTGCGCCCGTAGTCGTCCTGCAACCCGTACCGCGCCGCCC